AATTTCCCTGATTCGTGGACATTCACATAGAATAGCATCACACCTTCAGACATATGAATTAAGAAATGGCGGGGAAGGCGAAACAATTCGTGGATATGAAATTGGTCACATGTGTGATGAAAAAGGTCCAGGAATGAAGTACATGCAACACCATGATTGGCAAAAAGGATTTGCTATTGCTCATATTGTCAATGACTATCCACATATTCAAATGATTCATGTGGCACCAGATTACTCATGTGTTGTTGACGGGAAAGTATTTTCTCTATGAAGATGACTTGCAAAAAATGTGGTGGTCGGGTTTTTATAGATAGAGTATTTTCTCAAAAATTACATATGGAAATGTTTTGCATAATGTGTGGAAAACGATGGATGATCAATAAGGATTCGAGCCCACTAGGAAAATGGTTAGAGAAACTAGAAAAGGCAAAAGAAAAAAGTTTAGCTATTTCTTCTTGAACAACAAGATACATAAAGTATTGAGTTCTTCTTGGGCAAAAGATGAATTGATTGCTTGGTCTTATCCAGATAAGAAAAGAGTTTTATATTCTTATTCTCAGGTTGTTAAAAACATGGAGAATGCTTATTCAACTAAACAAGTTTCTCAAGTATTAAATAAACATAAGGTTACTATTGAGGATTATATTCTAGATGGTAAGATTAAATATCCTCAAAAAGTTTACCCTATAGGCAATATTGAAAGTACGTGGTATAAGTTTATGTATAGTGAATCGGACATTATGGACATTCATCAGTTTATATTAGAGGCGGGATATTCTAAAGATATGCCGTCAAGAAATGAGCTAAGGGCTCTTCTCAAACACAACACTATATTGTATACTAAGACCACTGATGGAAAATTTGTACCAGTTTGGAAGGCGGAGTAATGAGTAGAACTGTAGTTTGTCCAATATGCAAAAAAGAATGGGAACTTCGTTGGGGTATATTTGCACACGATAGTTTGTCTAGACATATTAAGGAGCACAAATGACAACAAAGGTTAAAGTTGATTTATCTTTCACAAGGAACCTAGGTAACTTTGAAAGCATTAAGATAGGCATTGGAGTAGAAGACTCAGTCCGTGAAGGAGAGTCTGTAAACGATGCCACCGATAGAGTTTATAAATTTGTTGAAGATAAGCTTGTTGAGAAAACCCAAGAAGTAGAAGAGGAATTGCGTGGCAGTAAATAAAGAACCCTACATTCTATTGTCTGTTTATTCAAACTTGTATGAGGATCTTTATGGATCCAAGCCAACAATAAATAGATATAAAGAAAAGTGGTCTATGCAAGACGTACTTGACAGTATTGGGTTTGATAGGGCAAAGTCTGTTCTTGATTATTATTTTAAAACTGGAAAAAATAAGCATCCGCTAAACTTTTTCTATAATAACTTTGAAAGAATTGAAAGCATGATGATGCAGATTAATGAAGACAAGGCTAATAGAAGCCGTCTTTTGGAAGCTACTAGAAGAATGGTTGAAGAGGGTTAATGAATACAGAAGCAGAATTAATTTCAGCAGTTTGCAAGAATAAGGATATAAGCACAATACTTGCAGATAATTCAGATGAACTCTTTACTTCCCATAAAGATATTTGGGATGGGCTTAAATCGTACTATTATAAATTTAGAGCGGTTCCAGAAGTTGGAATCCTCCAGGATAAGTTTAAAGACTTTGAGCCAGTTGAAACAAAAGGGGAGACTGGTTACTACCTAGATAAACTAAAGAATGAATTTGTTGGGAATAAGCTAAAGACAATTATGTTACAAGCTGGTTCCTCATTAAAAGAAAATGCTCCATCAAGAGTTTTGGGAACAATGCAGACCCAGCTTGCTACTTTAAGTAGATACACTAGTAATGTAAAAGATTTAGATGTAACAGACTTAGCTGCTGCAGAAAGACACTACGAGTCTGTAAAAAATAGATCTTTAGCGATGGGCGGGAGTCCAGGAATTCTTACTGGCTTTGATGCTATTGATAAAGCTTATCCAACTGGCATGGCACCAGGACACTTAATTGTTGCTATTGGTTGGCCAGGACGTGGTAAGACATGGTTCACATCCTACCTTGCATGCAAAGCTTGGGAGCAAGGGTTTAAGCCAATGATTGTTTCACTTGAAATGGCACCAGAAAATATGCGAGATAGAATATATACTATGCTTGGCTCTGGTTTATTTAAGGCAAGTGATTTATCTAAGGGTGATATTAATATTGATGATTTTAAAACATGGGGAAAGAAGAAGACAGAGGGAAAGAATAGTTTTATATTGGTTTCAAATGAAGGTGCTGGAGAAGTTACACCAGCAACTATACAGGGAAAGATTGATCAGCACAGACCAGATCTTGTAATTTTAGACTACCATCAACTGTTTAATGATAACAAGCGTAGCAATTCCGAAGTTGAAAGAAATAGAAATATCTCAAGAGACTTTAAGCTGTTGGCAGTTTCAAACGGTATACCCATTATTGACATTACCGCTGCAACGGCAGATGACATATCTGATCAAAAGCATCCACCAATGATGAGCCAGGTTGCTTGGTCAAAGGCTATTGAATACGATGCCGACCTTGCTATTGCTGTTCACAAGCATGCTAACACTGATTTAATTGAGATTGTATCTAGAAAGAATAGACACGGACACGACTTTAGATTCTTCTTGGATTGGGATATTAATAGAGGAGTTATAACTCCCATATATGAAGATCTGCCAGAGCTAAGTAATGACTCATCGAAAAATTAAAAGGTTTCAAATTGAAGTTCAGTTTAACGACAATTCTCAGTTAATAAGTTTAAGGCCACAATATGAAACGCTGCTTACGCAGGACATGAGAGGCAAAGGATATGTCAGGGTGCTTGACATAGACCCTGCATTTTCGGTAGAATTTACTGGAGAGACATGGAAATTCTTAATGAGTATTCATGGAGTTTATGTAGGAAAGAGGAAGGCATGGCAATTAGAGGGTACGTCACAGGGGAAGTTCCTGCCACGCACTACACGCCAAGTCATATAAAGTCTGTTCTGCAATCGATAGGAATTGAGATTGTTGGAGAGACAGGCAATGACTTTCTTTGCTATTGCCCATTCCATTCAAATAGACATACCTCAAGTTTTAGTGTGAGTAAAGAAAAGGGTGCATTTATATGTTTTAATCCCTCATGTGCTGAATCTGGAACACTACAATCTTTAGTTAAGAATGTAATGCACAAGAATGAATTTGAGTCTATGAGATTTATATCTCAGAAAGAAACAGAGTCCCTAGAAGATTTTGACAAGATGCTGTTGGAATCCATGGATGATAAGCCAAATTTTGTGGAGTTCTCAGAAGAGACATTAAAAAGTTTATATAACGGATTAGTCCGTAATGAAAAAGCAAAAGAGTATTTAAAATCTCGAGGGATTGATTTGCAATCAATGGCATACTTTTCGTTGGGGTATTCTGAAAATATGAATATGGTTACAGTTCCAGTTCATAGTCCAGTTGGCATTCCAATAGGAGTGGTTGGTAGATCAATTGAAGGAAAGTCTTTTAAGAATAGCACTAACCTGCCAAAGAGCAAAACGTTATTTAATATTCATAGGGCAAAAAAGATTGGGGACCACGTTGTTATAGTAGAGTCTAGCTTTGATGCAATCCGTGTTCACCAAGCTGGGTTCCCAAATGTAGTTGCTACCCTAGGAGGGTTTTTATCAACAGAGCAACACAATTTATTAAATAGGCATTTTAATAAAATAACAATAATGACAGACGCGGACGGCCCAGGAAGAGACCTAGGCTCATCAATTGCTAGTAAATTAAACAATAAAAACATCTTGTGGGCATCTCATTCTTATGGTAGAATATATCCAGAGGGTGCAAAAGATGCAGGTGATATGTCTGACGAGGATATTAAATCTTGTATTTCCAATGCAATATCTAATTTCGAATACAAAATTAAGCCATAATATATGTGGTTAAAAACGGATATATACCGTTACATACATAGATAAAAAGGGAGAAATAAATGTCAAAAATTGTAGGATTAGTAGGAATGTCCAAGGCAATGGAAAAAACTTCATACTCAAATTCAGAAGATTCTAAAGCAAAGTGGTTAAAGATTGAAGATGGAGAAGCAGTAAAGATTAGATTTTTACAAGAGCTGGATCCAGATTCACCACAATATAACGAAAAAATGGGTTGCGGATTTTTTGCAATTGAGCACACAAACCCTAAAGATTATCGACGTAAAGCTTTAGATACAATGGAAGATGAAGGCCGTGACTGGGCTCAAGAACAGCATCGCAAAGATCCAAAGGCTGGGTGGGGCGCAAGAAAACGTCTTTATGTCAACGTTTTAGTAGACGATGGAAAAAATGATCCATATGTTGCAATTCTTTCTCAGGGTGTTAGTGGCAAAACAATTACCCCAACACTAATTGAATATGCAAATGAAATGGGCAGCATTACTAATTTAATGTGGAGAGTTAAAAGAAGCGGGTTAAAAACAGATACAAGCTACACAATAATCCCGCTTGCTAAAGACGAAACACCATTTGATTTTGCCTCAGTAGAACTATTTGATTTAGACAAAACAGCAGTAAGAAGCGTACCATATGCAGAGCAAGAGTCTTTTTATTCTGGGGAATCTCATTCAGAAGAAAGAGAATCTACTTCAACCAGCAATAGCGTAGACTGGTAATATTAAATAGTAGGGGTGGTCTTGACCGCCCCTACCTTATTTAGTAGAATGTAATAATGAATACCTACGAAATACCAGACCCGTTTGAAACTTTTGTTTCAAATAAATATAGAAACTATGTAGGTGCGTTATATGATTTTTTTGCCAGAGAGTGGCACATGAAATGTGGATGTTGCAAAGAAGATTTATATGCACCAACCAAAAAGATATTAACTAAAATCAGGTTATATCATACAAGAAATGAATGTCAGGGCGGATACTAATGAGCTTTACTCATCTACACGTTCACTCATACTATTCATTAATGGACGGCTTAAATTCACCTAAAGAGTTATGTCAGGCAGCTATTGATGCTGGACAAACTGCAATTGCAATTACAGATCATGGAACACTATCTTCTCATCGTGATATGCAAATTGCTGCAAAAGAATTAGGCATCAAGCCCATACTTGGCGTAGAAGCATATATATCACCAACAGATAGATTTGATAGATCATCTAAAACAGATAAGTCTATTCAAGCATATAACCATATTATTCTTTTAGCTAAAAATAAAAAGGGTTTAGAGAATATAAATACCTTGCAGGAACTTGCATGGAACGAAGGCTTTTATCATAAGCCACGTATTGACAGAGATGTTTTAAATGATTATAGCGAAGGTATTATCGTTCTCAGCGGATGTCTTAATGGACTCATTAGTAAAGCTATCGATAAGGGTAACATGGAGGAAGCAGAACTTCTTCTCAATGGCTTTAAACAAACTTTCGGACAAGATTTTTACGTGGAAGTGCAATCACATAACCCTATGGAAATCAACTCTGCCCTTTTAGAATTAGCAGATAAGCTTAAAATTAAAGCGGTGGCAACAGGAGATGCACATTTTGCTAAAGAAGAAGATAAGGTATTAGAAGAAGCAATGCTTATTTTATCTACATCTCCAAAATCAGATAAGGCTGCAGACTTTGAAATGTCTAGACAAATGCCAAATATGTTAGATCGGTTTAATTATCTTTATCCAGATAGACGAATATCATTTCAAGACTATAATCTATTTATTCAAAGCAGGTCTGAATTGGAAGCAGACTTTAATAAAGCAGGTATTACTAGATTAGATATATATGATAATACAATGGAGATTGCTAATAAGATTGAGGAATATGACTTCCACAGAGGTCTAGATTTGTTGCCTATCCCAAAGACCAATGCTGACAAGAAACTGTCTGATATGGTCTTACAGGGTCTTAAAAGGCTATCCCTAGAGAAAGAGCAGGCGTACTTAGACAGAGTTGCAGAAGAGTTATCTATAATTAAAGATAAATCATTTGCCTCATATTTCTTGGTAGTTGAAGATATGATTAGATGGGCTAAAGAAAACGACATAATGGTTGGTCCAGGTCGTGGTTCTGCAGCTGGCTCATTGGTTTGCTATGCCCTTGGAATTACAGACGTTGATCCAATTAAGTATGATTTGCTTTTCTTTCGATTTATTAACCCAGAACGCAATGACTTTCCTGATATTGATACAGACTTTGAAGATCGCCGCCGAAAAGAAGTAAAAGATTATTTAAAGAAAAAGTTTAAGTATGTTGCATCTATTTCTACATTTACTTATTTTAAAGATAAGGGAGTTATTAGAGATGCTGCCAGAGTATTTATGGTTCCTCTTTCAGATGTTAATCGTGCAATGAAATCAATTGACACGTTTGAAGACTTTATGGATTCACCAAATACAAAAGAGTTTAGAGCAAAGTATCCAGAAGTAACTTGGCTTGCGGAAAGACTTCGTGGAAAAATTCGAAGCGTTGGAGTTCATGCTGCTGGTGTAGTTGTAGCAAAAGATGATTTAAGAAAATATGCTCCAATGGAATCTAGGGCCGATGCCAGCGATGACGTGTCTGGAAGAATTCCAGTTGTTGCATACGACATGGACACAGTGGCGGACATAGGTCTTATTAAGTTAGACGCACTAGGGCTTAAAACATTATCAGTAATTTCAGATACCATCAAGTCAGTTAAAGATAGAACTGGTAAAAAAATTATATTATCAGAGATTCCTTTGGATGATCAAAAGGTATATAAGATTTTTAATGATGGGTATACAAAAGGAATATTTCAAGCTGAGGCAACTCCGTATACCAACCTTCTTATAAAAATGCGTGTAGATAAATTTGAAGACCTTGCCGCATCTAATGCGTTGGTTAGGCCAGGAGCAATGAATACTGTTGGAGCGTCTTATGTTAAACGTAAGCATGGAAATGAAGCTGTTAATTATATACACCCAGTAATGAAGCCCTTTACTGAAAACACATATGGTGTCATAATTTATCAAGAGCAAGTTATGCAAGCATGCGTATACTTGGGGGGAATGACTTGGTCAGAGGCTGACAAGGTTAGAAAGGTTATTGGTAAAAAGCAAGATGCAAAAGAACTCCGTCCATTCAAAGATAAGTTTATTGAGGGTGCTAAGAAGCATATCAGCACAGAAGAATCCGAAAACCTATGGAAAACATTCGAAGCCCACGCTGGATACTCATTCAATCGTAGTCACGCTGTCGCTTATTCTATGCTTTCTTATTATACCGCTTGGCTTAAGTGTTATTATCCTTTGGAATTTTTATTCTCGATCCTTAAAAACGAAGGAGACAAAGACGCCAGAACAGGATATTTAATTGAGGCAAAGAGACTTGGTATAAAAATAAAATTGCCACATGTTGATGAATCAGATGTTAATTTTTCTTTACAAAAAGATTCAATTAGATTTGGTCTAGCTGAAATTAAATTTATTTCTGATAACATAGCTAATAAAATTATTGAAAAAAGACCATATGGCAACTATAAAGACTTTATTGAAAAAGCTTCTAAAAAAGGTAGTGGAATTAACTCAAGGGCTGTCTCTTCTCTTAATGCTATTGGTGCCGCCGCGTTTGAAGATAACGCTAGAAGCGGTAAAGAAGTAGAGTCATACTATGAGTTCCTGGGGATACCTTCATTTAACCTATCCGCCTTGGATCCAAAGATTAAAGCTCAGGCTAGACCGATAGAAGATTTTGAAGAGCTTGGTTCCTTTGTAATGTTTGGAATGGCAAAAAGCATTAAGCGTGGAAACGGGTGGTCAAGAATTGAGCTTGTTGATGAAAGCGGCTCAGTTGGTCTTTTTGATATTGAGCAGACTAAAATAGAAACAAACAAAATGTATTTTGTTCTTGTAGGAGATAATAGAATATCAAGGTACATTGAGGTTGATAAAATTTCAATTGATTCCGATGACATGTTTGTTAAATATTTATACTCGGAAGCCTATCCACTTGACGAAAAGCAGAAAATTGTGATAAGCTATACACCATACAAAACAAAAGCTGGCAAAACAATGGCACACCTAGTAATGTCAGATAAAGATAAGAATTTAAACAGAGCAATTGTATTTTCAAGTATGTATCCACTTTCGTTGGCAAAAATGCGAGAAGGAATGATATGCGAACCTATTCTAAAAACTTTAGAAGATGGTACACTTATGGTTAAGGAAGTAAAATGACAGAAAATACTGAAGACATTTTTAAATCAATGAATGCAACTAGAGTTTTGATTGCAGTTTTAAATCAAATTGGGTCAATTGAAATTTTGACTGAAGATTTTTTAAAGATAAACAGCGAAGACCGACAGCTATCAGTTACATACAATGATGAAACATTATCCTTTAAGTTTGAAATAGAGGAACCAGGACAGCAATCTGATTACGAATTAGTTAACGATTAATTAAGTGGATATGCAACTAGACAGCATACTAGCAAAGCTTGATCCCAAAACTAGGGCGAGAGTTCAATCAGCCGTTGATGTAAAAATACATCGGCAGCCTACGGCAAGCATAGGCCTGAACCTTGCCCTTGATGGTGGACTAGCTTATGGAAGACAAATTCTTGTTTGGGGTAACAAATCCGCTGGCAAGTCTTCTTTTTGTTTGCAAATAATTGCCCTTGCTCAAAAAGAAGGAAAGTCTTGTGCATGGATAGATGCTGAGCATTCTTATGACCCAGAATGGGCAGAAAAATTAGGTGTAAATTCTAAAGAGCTTATTTACTCACCAGCCAAAACAGTTAATGACATGGTCGATGTTGCTACAAAACTCATGGAAGCAGATGTAGATATTATTGTTGTAGATTCAATCTCAGCACTATTGCCAGCCATCTATTTTGAAAAAGATGGAAATGAAATGAAAGACCTGCAAGACACAAAGCAAATTGGAGCAGAAGCAAAGGATATGACTCATGCAGTCAAAATGTTAAATTATGCAAACAAAAATACGCTACTCATTCTTATATCGCAGCAAAGAAATCAGTTTGGATCTATGCATGCAAGCCACATCCCAACAGGAGGAATGGCTGTTAAGTTCTTCTCCTCTACAGTTGTCAAGCTATGGTCTTCAGAAGCTGAGGCTAATGCTATTAAGGCAGGTGTTAAAGTTGGCGACAAGATTATTGAGCAAAGAGTTGGAAGACCCGTCAACTGGATTGTTGATTACAACAAACTCGGTCCCCCTAACCTCTCTGGCCAATACGACTTTTACTACCAGGGAGAGTCACTTGGGATAGATCTTGTTGGAGAAACCCTTGATGTTGCAGAAATGATTGGTGCAGTTGAAAAAGGTGGAGCCTGGTATACTATTAATAAAGAAAGATTTCAGGGAAGAGCAAAGGCGGTTGCATACTTAAAAGAAAATCCAAAAGTTGTAGACGAATTAATTAAGGAGATACGTGCCAAATCTTAATGAATTTTTAGGCAAGCCTAGCATTGAAAATGATATTATTAATGATAGAGTTGAAACAATAGAACAGATGAGGCCTTGTTCTAAGTGTGAACTATATGTTGACTCATATCAATTTAATAGCCAAACCATGGAAATGTATTGGAAATGCAAAGATGGGCACGAGACAAAACATGTGGTTGGATGATGTCTGAAAGAGCAGAAGTAAAAAGGGATGGCGCAAAAGCTCAAAAGAATAGTGGTCGTGGAGACTATCAAAAAGGCGACGCAAAATGGAATAAGTTTCTTGTTGATTACAAAGAAGCAAAGTCTTCTTTTAATTTAAACAAGAATGTATGGTCAAAAATATGTACAGATACTTTTAAGGTAAGTAGGGATATGCATCCCGCCCTTAAAATAATTATAGGTGAGGATTCCAAGGTTCGTCTTGGAATCATAGAGTGGTCAGTTCTTGAAGAGCTAATCACATTTTGGGAGGAAAATAAAAATGTCTAATCCAATTATTACAATTGTTGGAAGAGTTGGTAGTGACCCAGAAGTTGTAGGATCAAATGGTCTTCGCTTTAGAGTTGCAACTAATGATCGTGTTAAGAATGATAATACAGGCCAATGGGAAGATAAAAATACTTCTTGGTGGACAGTTAAAGCGTGGCGTACACTTGCAGATCAATCTAAGTCTGTAATCAAAAAGGGTATGGAAGTTATTATTGTCGGAAAGATTTACGAAGACACATGGACAGATAAAGAGGGTGTAAAGAAAAGCTCATATGAGATTAACGCCGATTCTATTTCTGTGACTGCATACACTTTATCTAAAGATAAGTTGCCAAGCAATGATGACTTCCCGTCATATAAAACTATGGCCGAGGTTCCGTTTTAATGTTAGAGATACTTTTTACAACATTAGTCGGCATAGTTGTAGGTGCAGCATTTGCCCTACCTAAATTGCCAGTGCCAGCCCCACCCACGTTTGCGGGATTAATGGGAATCGTTGGGCTTTGGTTAGGCTACGGAATAATGACTAGGCTAACATGAGCGACTTGAATACACTGGAGCTTATTAGCCAGATAACTGAATTTAATGATCTTCACGGCTACATGAACGATGAGCACTTGGATAAATCTTTGGCTATTGTTGTCAAACTGTTAATGAATCCAGATGTCCCATCTGCAAAGGCACCAATCCTGATAATTGAATTGCAGGCAATGTCTACCAAATTTGCCATGATGGCTTCAGTGTATTCAACAATTGCTAAAGATAAAGCGGGAACAGAAAATAATAATAAGAAAAACATTTATTATTCTGCAAAGGAGTCCATAGACAAACTTGTAGATGCACTTAAGTATGTCGTTAGGTATAATTCATAATGGGTAGAAGCATTGTAAAAAATCTTAAATTTAAAAAGCATATGGGGGAGATCTTTGACCCAGAAGACTTTGCTGCCCTATTAGATCAATCATACAAGGATACTAAGAGGGCTGATGGAGAAATGACTAAGAAGTCGTTTAGTCCCAGCTCTTTAGGTTATGGCCACGGAACGTGCCCAAGGTATTGGTATATGGCATTTTCTGGCGCTGTTTTTATAGATAGCAACGATGCAGTTGCTGTTGCTAATATGGCTCAAGGAACTCAGGCGCATGAAAGACTTCAGAATTTAATTAAAACACTTCCACAGTGGAAGTCAGAAGAAGAAGAGATTATTAATGAGTATCCGCCAATTCGAGGATTTATAGATCTTGTTATGGAGTATAACGGAGAGACTGTAATTGGAGAAATTAAAACGGCAAAGCAAGAGGTGTGGGATACAAGACAGGCAGAAATGGCTCCCTCCACAAATCATTTACTTCAGCTATTAACATACATGAAGCTAAAAGATGCAAAAGAAGGATTCTTCCTTTATGAAAACAAAAATACACAGGAAGTTTTAATTATACCAATTGTTATGAATGATAAAAACAAAAAAATAATTGAGGATGCTTTTATATGGATGAGAGAAGTTTGGGATAATTTTCAAGATGGTGGCTTACCAATGAGGCCAGAAGGTGCAATAAAAACAAAAATGCCATGCACCTATTGCCCAATTAAAAAACAATGTTACTCTAAAGAAACTCCAATGGGTACAGTTCAAATTGAAAAGTTTTCTATCCTGTAATGATAATATGCGCCAGCACGTCTTGTCAAAAAGAGTTTGAACCCAGGACTCATAATCAAAAATATTGTGGTGATGAATGCTGTAGAATTGCCACAAATAAAAAAATTATGGAAAAGTATTATGAGAAAAAAGCAATTAGGGGTGGAGCTAAACGACACTGCACAAAATGTAAGATTCTTTTAAGCAGGTATAATAGTTTAAGTGTATGCTCTAAATGTGAAAAAAATAGTTCTTTAGAAAATAAAAAGAAAATAATTAGGATGATTAATGACATTAGCTAGCCTAATAAAAACAAAAGCAAACAGGGTTCTGGGAATAGATGCATCCACAAGCTCTATTGCTTTTTGCCTGATGGAAAACAATATTCCAATAAGGTGGGGAAAGATTAATCTAACAGGCAATGACATATATGAAAAAATTTATAATGCTAAGATAAAGATGGCCTCAATGCTAGAAGAGCTTAAATCAGATTATATTGTTGTTGAGGGAGCGATCCTTGTCAGATCACCCGATGCTGTGATAAAATTGTCTTATGTCTATGGTGTGGTTATTGCTGAGCTTATGTCTACTGGCGCTTCCGTTATTACTATATCCCCTAGTGCTTGGCAGGCTTATATCGGAAATAAAAACCCAACAAAAGAAGAAAAAGCTGCAATAAGATTGATTAGCCCTGGGTACGCAGATTCATGGTATAAAAATCAATTAAGAAATATGCGTAAACAAAGAACAGTAGATTATTTTAATAAGAAATACAACTTATCATTAACAGATTTTGATGTCGCAGATGCATTTGGCATTGCACACTACTCAAACGAGGAGCTAACAAAAAGATGACAGTCCATTGGCAAGACAAAAGCGCACAAGAGGAATTTGTTTTAGACCTCCTTGAAGATAAAAAAAGTGGTTACTATGTTGAGCTGGGTGCATTTCATTCAAAAAATGGAAGCAATACTAATATTTTAGAAAATAAATTTGATTGGAAAGGCGTCTCGTTTGAAATCAAAGAGGAGTTGAGAAAAGAATTTAATGAGAACAGATCCAATCCTTGTATGGGAGATGCCTTAGACTTTAATTACATCTCCTACTTTGAAGAAAATTCATTTCCAAAACAAATAGATTACTTGCAGGTTGATATTGATTCTGGATACAGACTAGACGGTAGACCAGACGGAAGCGCATACACAAGTCTACATGGACTACTGGCGGTGCCATTAAATTCATACAGGTTTACAGTTATTACATTTGAACATGATTCAAACATGTATTGGAGAAATAATGTGATGAGAGACGTTCAAAGAGAGATACTTGACTCGCTTGGATACTCTTTAGTTGTTAGAACTGAATCAGAAGATTGGTGGGTAGATCCAAGCGTTATTGATTTAGAGTCATATAGAAAACATTTTAGGTGGGATCATCTGTGAAATTATACAAGAATAAAGATTGGCTCCATAGAAGATATGTTATTCAAAAGAAAACTATGGAGGAAATTGCAACAGAATGTGGCGTTACTATAATGACCATACATAGAGCATTAAAGGAAAAGGGTTTAATAAAATGACTTTGCAGCCAGTATTTTCAGATTCAAAAGAATTTAGATATGATGACCTTTATTTGCTTACAGTTGGAACTGAAGCAGGGCACGAAATTTTAACAACCTGCCTTGAAATTGCTCACATGTTGGTCAAAAAAAATATTGCATATGGGAACTCCGCCTTGGAACCAGTTAGAATATTTTCAAAGGCGGGACCAAAAGAACAACTATATGTCCGTATTGATGATAAACTAAATAGATTAATTAAAGGAACAGATTATCCAGGAGATAATGATATAGATGACCTAATCGGGTATTTAATATTATTAAAGGTTGCTAAGCAGTTTGCTATTTCAGTCGACTAGAAGTATAATAACCCTATATGGAAATTGAATTAGCTGATCACTTTGATCGCATGAATAAAGTAATTGAAGAATTACTTAAAGGAAATAACCCTACCCAGATTGCCTCCCTAACGGGTTTTAAAAGGGCAGAGGTTGTGGAGTATATAGACGAGTGGAAATCGGTTGTTAGAAACGATTCTGCGACCCGTGACAGGGCAAAGGAAGCCGTCTCTGGGGCAGACCAACACTACGCAATGCTAATTAAAGAGGCTTGGAAGACCGTAGAGGATGCAGACCAGTCGGGCCAGCTTGGAGTTAAAGCAACATCTTTAAAGCTCATTGCAGACATTGAAACTAAAAGAATCACAATGCTAAAGGAAGTTGGTCTTTTGGACAATGCTGAAATTGCTGAACAAATATTAGAGACAGAAAGAAAGCAAGACATCTTAATTGAAATACTAAAGGAAATAGCTAAAGAGCACCCACAGGTTAGAAAAGAAATTATGAAAAAGCTTTCTAGAATAACTGGAATTGTAGAGCCAATAGAGATAATTGAGTCTAGCGATGCAGTTTGATTTTTCTGACGTAATAGATATACTTGACGGAGAAGAGTTTGACGAAAGTCCCGTAGATTTACGCACGTTTGTTACCGATAAGCACTACCTAGGCTTGCCAGATCTTTCTGATCATCAATACACTTTGATAGAAAAAAGTTCTCAAATATATAAAGAGTCTACTCTTATAAAACTTTTTGGAGAAAAAGAAGGCCATGAGCGTTACAAGCAAACCTGTAACGAAGTTGTAGCGCAATTAGGAAAAGGCTCAGGAAAAGATTACTGCTCAACTATTTCTGTAGCATATGCCGTACATTTATTATTGTGTTTAAAAGATCCAGCAACCTATTATGGAAAACCTCCAGGAGATTCAATTGATATTATTAATATTGCTATAAATGCACAACAGGCAAATAACGTTTTTTTTAAAGGATTTAAAGCCAGAGTTACTCAATCCCCATGGTTTGCGGGTAAGTATTTTGAAAAAGCTTCTGAAGTTAAATTTAATAAAAATGTTACAGTATATTCAGGTCACTCAGAAAGAGAAGCTTTTGAGGGTTATAACGTATTAATAGCCGTCCTTGATGAAATTTCTGGGTTTGCTCTTGATAACACTACTGGTCACGATCAGGCTAAAACTGCCGATGCAATATATGATATGTACAGGGCTTCCGTAGATTCTAGATTTCCAGACTATGGCAAAGTTATTTTGCTTTCTTTCCCAAGATTTAAAAATGATTACATACAGCAGAGATACGATGAAATTATATCAGAAAAAGAAGTTATATCTAGGTCTCATCAGTTTAAGTTAGACCCAGATCTACCAGACAACACGGTTGGTAATGAGTTTGAGATATTCTGGGATGAAGATCACATTATATCTTACAAGTTTCCGAAAGTATACGCTATCCGCAGGCCAACCTGGGAAGTAAATCCGACTAGAAGCATTGATGATTTTAAAATTTCTTTTTACAGAGACATAACCGATGCCCTTGGAAGATTTGCATGTATGCCACCAGAAGCAATAGATGCATTCTTTAAATCTAGAGAAAAAGTTGAAATGGCCTTTAATGATTTATCAATTGCTGTTGATAACTTTGGAAGATTTGAAGATTGGTTCTTGCCCAAAGAGGATACCGAATATTTTATCCACGTAGACTTAGCACAAAAACATGACCACTGTGCTGTTGCAATGGCACATATAGATAAATGGGTTAATGTAAAAGTTACCGATACTTATTCTCAACCAGCTCCAATTATTAAAGTTGACGTAGTTAGATACTGGACGCCAACTTCTGATAAGTCTGTAGATTTTACTGAAGTTAGAGACTATATAACCTCCTTGCGGGCGAGAGGATTTAATATTAGAGTTTGTACATTTGACAGATGGAACTCTCACGATATGATGCAGCAGCTTAAACAATATGGAATAAATACAGAAACTTTATCCGTTGCTAAAAAACATTATGACGATATGGCAATGGTAGTTTTGGAAGAAAGAGTTTCTGGACCACACATAAGGCTTTTAATTGATGAGTTATTAGAGCTAAGAATTATGAGAGACAAGGTTGACCACCCAAGAAAATGTTCTAAAGACTTAGCGGATGCTGTTTGTGGATCAATTTTTAATGCTATAAGCCTTTCCAGGGTGGCATTTGGAGATATAGAAGTTCACGATTATTCTTCGTTAAAAAGAAAGTCTAGAGAAGAGTCTAGGGTTGATAGTCATAATCTAATAAAAGCTCCATCGCCTATGCCCCAAGAACTTAATGATGCCTTAAGTGGAATGGAGATAGTGTGAGTATTTATCAAGAAAGAGCAAAAGAATGTAAGTGTTGCACAAAACATGTGCCACTTCCAACTAGATTAAAAGAATACGACGGTAAGATAGTTTGCCCAACCACATTTGATAACATTCATGAGTATAGGCGTGTTTGGTTAGATATTGGGAAGCAGCCTCCAGGAAGTATAAGAAAACATTTTTCAGAATATGTACAACAAGTTGTGCAGGATTCTATTGACAAAAATGCTGATAAAATAATATAATTAGACTAGGCAACAGTAGCTTAGTTGGTTAAAGCCCCGAACTCATAATTCGGTAATCGTAGGTTCAAGTCCTACCTGTTGCACACCTCTGTAGCTCAGCGGAAGAGCAACAGACTTCTAATCTGTAGGTCGCTGGTTCGACCCCAGCCAGGGGTACAATTAACTAAGAAGGGGGACGTATGTCAAATAATTTTGAAGAAGATGAGGAATCTGTTATGTTACAAATTCAACATTACATAGACATCGGTGCAATAAGAATTGCTGGATTTACTGACGACGGGGAAGCAATCTTTGAATTAAATGAGGAAAGAACAAAAGAGCTAGCCCCAGAATTATGGGAAAAACATGAGAAATATGTTGACGAAGAGCTTTTGGATTTAATGGAGAATGACATGATGGAAGTAGAGTATGATGAAAATCTGATTGCTACTTTAAAATTTACCCCAGAAGGATTTCAGCTGGCAAAGCAAAAGGGTATTATTCCGCTGGAAGACATAGAAGAATTTGATTATTTGGATTTTGATGAGAAGTAGAGCAGCCCTTGTAACTGGCACCACCCTTGGCGTTGGGAACAGCTTAGTTACAAAACTTTATAATGATGGATACACTGTTATTACTACATCTAGAAACCCAGATTATTTGATAAAAAATAAAGAATCTTTTGGGTGGGGAGATGAAGTATTAATAGAAGGCCTAGAACTTACAGATTTAAAATCAATAAAATTATTATACGGAAAGTATAAGAATATAACTCTAGATCTTTTAATTAATAATGCAGCTGGAGGAAGCTACAATGAAGACGAACATGAGCTGTTTGAAGCTTTTAAATACTCATCGTTATTAAATACTGCGGGACCAGCCCAACTTACAAAATTATTTTTAGATAATTTAAAAAAATCTACAAACCCAACAGTAGTTTTTATAGCATCATTTGCTGGCAAATATTTTTACGGCGGAGACATAACTTATTCTGTTTCAAAATCTGCAGTATCGGCTATGTCTGAAATTTTCAGAATTGAGCTTATGCATTCCAATATAAAGGTTACAGAAATAAGGCCAGCAGGCATAAACACTAGGCCAGAAAATCCTAATTTAAACCTGCTGGATACAGATGATGTTGTTGATGCAATAATGTGGGTATCGAGTCTGCCTAAACATTGTAATATTGATTTAATCGAGATGTCACCAATAGTAAACAAGAAATACTCATAACTAAAAATCAAAATGATTTTTAATTTAATTAAAAAAGGATAAATAATGTTTGAATATTATGTAAAGAAAGTTACTAAGGTTGTAGATGGGGATACAATTGATGTAGAAATTGATCTAGGTTTTGATATATCATTTAGTTCAAGAGTAAGGTTAGCTGGAATAGATACTCCAGAAAGCCGCACAACAGACAAGATGGAAAAAGCACTAGGATTAGAAGCAAAAGCTTATCTTAAGCATGAAATAGAGGCAGCTAAATCTGTTGTAATTAAAACAGAAAAAATGGATTCATCTGAAAAATATGGAAGAATTCTAGGATGGGTGTTCCTTGATGGAGCATTAGTATCATTAAATGAAAAAATGATTGCAGATGGATACGCTTGGGGTTATATGGGAGAAACAAAGGTTAAAGACTTTGATGCATTGGCAAAAGCTAGGGCTAAATCTAAAAAATAACTTGCAATTATAGTTTGCAAAATGATATAATATATTGGTGTCCGCCAAATGGGGTCACTAATTTAACTCGCTTAAAAGGAGCAAAAATGGTAACAAATTTCGCCATGGATCTTTTCAAGGATCCATTTTTTATTGGTTTCAACCGAGAGTTGGAACGATTTAACAGTCTAAGTAAAGTAAACAATACAGCATTCCCGCCGTATGATTTGCTAAAGCTTGACGAGGATAACTATCAGCTGTCACTAGCAGTTGCTGGATTCACAAGAGATAATCTAACTGTATCTATTGAAGACGGAAGTCTATGGATTACAGGTGAAATCAAAGAGGTAATAGACGCAGAAGTTGTTCATAAAGGAATAGCTGCACGTAAGTTTACAAGAATCTTTGAGCTTAGTGAATACATGGAAGTATCCAATGTCGAGCTGAAGGATGGAATGCTACACATTAATGTAGTAAGAAACATCCCAAAGGAAAAGCAACCAAAAGTCCTAAAAATTAAATAACAAAATGAGACCTGGGTATGTCCTAAAACTGCCCACTAATATTAAGGGATAGTAATGCCAGTATACGAATACAAATGCTCATATGATGAGTCTCATGCAACTATGTCAATACATAGATCAATTACGGATAGCGATCCAGGTTATACGTGTGTTGAATGTGAGTCGGAAATGACAAGAACATTTACACCGTTTGGTATACAATTTAAGGGCAATGGCTTTTATAAAACAGATAATCCGAAGTAGTTTAAACTAAAATTCTGCTATAATTACTAAGTAAACAAAAATATTGTTTTACTTAGGGGATACCTAGTTGACTAGAAAGATTCAGTACTTTTTAACCAGTCTATTTATTGTGGGCTGGCTTTTTCTTTTCGGACCAAGCGTTGCTTACGGTGATGAAGTTCCAGCACCCGCCGAACAAGTTGTAGTAAGCCCTGCACAGGCTGCAGTTAATACAGCGCTTGCAACAGCAACCACAGAAGTAGCCCAAGCAGCACAAGCTTCAGATACAGCAACAGCAACTATTGCGACTGCAGTACAGGCAGTAAATACATCTAACACAGCCGTAGCTGCAGCAACTACTGCAGTAACTGCAGCTACTACTGCGGTGGCGGAAGTATCAAATGTATCTACGGCAGTGGAAACAGCAACTGCGGTTACACAAGCAGTTACATCAACCGTAACGGCTGTTACACAGGCAGTAGCGGCAATCCCAGTAAGCTCTACAACTCAAACACCAGAGGTTGCTACAGCACAGGCAGCAGTTACAGCAGCCTTGCCTGTTGTTGAGTCTGCAACTACAACAGTTATAGCAACAGCAACCCCTTTAATGACAGAAACGCCAACCACGGTTGCTCAAGTAGCTACGGCAATTGCAGTAGAAGTTGCACAATCAGAGACTGCAACAACTTTAATTCAAGCAGCACAAACAGCAATAGATACATCCACAGCTACAATTGCAACGGCAACTACTGCGGTAGCAGCAGTAACTCCCGCAACTACAGAGGCACAAACACAGTTAACTCAGGCAAATGTTGCTATTAATAATGCTCAAGATGCAGTCAATGCATTGGTAGCAACAATTGGAACAACATCAAATGTTTTAGCAAATACAGATGATGCTGGTGTTCGTATGAACCTTCCATTTAATTTACAAATGGGTGGAGTAACATATTCAAATGTTTATGTTGGATCTAATGGAACAATTATGTTTGGAGTAAATCAAGG